CTTTTCGCGCTTGCTCACAAAGAGCTCGGCATGACGCTCGATGAGTTCTGGGGGCTACTGTAGCAGCGACAATCCCCACCGATATGACTGGTTGAACTGCTTCCCGTTATTAAGCCAAGCTCCCGCCACACCGCCCGCGAATATAGCCCCCCCCGCCTCGTAATATCGAAGCTCCCCCGTTTTATCACCGAGAAAGAAGTAGAGGGGCGCTATAAGCTGGTTCAGGTCCGGTGCAGCCTCTAGGCCGCCGGATGGTGTCTGCCTATCGGTATAGCTAAAACTCCCGTCCTGGGGCAGCCAAAGCGCAGGAAAGAGGCCATCTGCTAGTATTCTTAGAGCTGGAAGTATTCTGGGGTCAGGCGTAGCCGAATGGTACGCAATCAAGGCGTGAGCGGTGAGCCCGGCCATGAAGGGCCGCACGTAAGGGGCTGAGCGAGTTACGAACCAACTATCGACATGGGTGAGCGCATCGTTTACCAACCGCGAAAGCCTGGCCCTTCTCGGTTGCCCAATCCGCTCAGCTTGTAACAGCGCATGAATCGCATACGCCACCTCTCTGCTGTATTGTGGGTCGGCCGTGTTCTCTGCCGTTGTGTCTCGCGCAAAAGCCGCGTTCGAGGCCAGTAGCCGCACCCCGTCACATGACGCCGCCACCCCCCGTCGTATGCAGTCTTCGGCCATGCCATGCGGAAAATTCCAATAGCCAGGAACGTTCCCGCCGTTCGGAAGAACATACCAATCCCGATAAACGGCCAGCGCCGCGTCAGCACACGATAACCAATAGGCATCTCGGAATTTATCGAACGCCTGAAAGTATACCCAGGCCGCGTCATAGTAAGTGGCCGCAAGCTTCGGGTCATCCGGTGGCCCGTTCTTTAGCGCTTCGCAATGCCGCCGCCCCCAATCGTTAAAATTCGCCACATAGTCCGTCATGGCTGGAAGTGTTGCGGGCGTTGCCGTTGGTCGAGGTGTTGCCGTTGCCGTGACGGTCGGCCTCGGTGTCGGCGTGGCTGTTGCGGTAGGTGTGACGCTAGGCTCGGGCGTCTCACACGAAATTCTTACTCGCTTAGCTGGATGTTGCCTGCAATTCACCCGAACGCTCCCGCCTGGCTCCAGCTCAATCGGAGCGGCGAGCGCCGAGCTTGCTACTAGCAGGCCGAGCAACACGAGTTTCATGGCTTCTTAATGTCCTCGATGCGAACTGAATTTTTGACCACCATCAGCTCAAGGGCCGCTATCTTCGCCGTGAGCTCCACCACCCTCTCAGGGGTGCCGTTCATCTGAGCCTGGAGCGTGGCGAATTGAATCTGCATCGCCTGGACACCCGCCGCGATTTCTCGCTGGTCGCGGTGCATCGACTGGAGCTGCCAAATAGCAACCCCAGCCAAGGCCGCAAGCGCCCAAATAAGCAGCTTGTATACAGCTTCACCAGGTTTAGTGATGCCGACCATGCAGAGCGCCCCCCGTTCCGCAACCTTGGCCACCCGCAGGCGCGGGGTGTATCCATTCGCTGCTATTTCCATCACGCCCCCGCATGTTTTAGGGCTCCGTTCGGTAGCGCACTAAAACGCCAACGGTGCTCCCCGCCCCTGTTGTCACGGTAAGCCCTTCGCCGTCAGCCGTTGCGAACCAGCCAGGTTTGCTATGCGGAAGCACAACGCCACCATTGGCCCCGCAAGCGAACTTGCAGGAGATAGCCGTTCCCGCGCCGCTCGGTTTGGTGTTGAACGTGACATCAGTAGCGGTGCCGCCCGCCATGATTGCCACCTGAGTGATGACAAGCTTCACACCAGATACGGCGGTCACTACCGCCCCATCTGTTGTGCCTGCCGCAATGTTGGCAAACGCCACCTTGTTTTGAGCCATTTATCCCCCTTAAAGAGCGCCCTTGATTGTTGTCTTTGCTCGGAGTCGCCCAAGGATAGCGAGCACACCGCCCACCGCATGAAGCACCCCCGATACCTGAGGAGGTAGCACGCCCGCATCGGCGACAACGTTTACCACCTCGACTAGCTCCGGAAGCAGCGCGAAGATGCCGCCCCAGACCGTGATAGATTTCAGCAATCCTTTCGTTTCCATCTTTCCCCCGTTAGTCGATACGAAATGCCGGAAACTCCAGCACCCAACCCTTTCGGCCATCCGTCAGCACTACGTTGTTAGGTAGGTCTGCCGGATGCGTCCGAAAATCCCAGATTTGCCGCTGCGAGTTGTCATGCGTGTAGCGGCTTCTAAATCGCGCATCAGCAATGCGCTTTCCGTCTTTCTCAATCCAAAGCTTGGTTGCTTCCGCATCGCGTGGAAGTAAGCACGTCGCGAAATCCTTATCCTCTCCAAGCTTCCAAACGAAGCCACTCTTTGCGCCGTCGTAAGGGTCGAGGATTCGCTTGCCCTTGGTGTCTATAGGGTTAAGCGGTGACGTGCTTCGGAAAGTGTGCGGGCTGGTCCATAACCGATACACCCGCTGCTCTCTCTTTCGCGGAAAGTCTTTCCGCTTCTGCGGTGGAGCCCATGAGCTCTTGGCTGTAAGTCCGTTATCTCTAAAGCCCCAGATGTAGCAGCACTTCGCCGTCTCATGGCGCTTTGCGTACGCTTTAAGGTCTGCCGCTTCCCAATCGATGCCGTCTAAATCAGCGATATCAACACCACGCGGGGCGTTTACACCATGGAACTCCCGCAGGTAGCCCCCAGGAACGAAACCGCCTGTTACTGGGTTATCTACGATAGCCGCCTGCGGGAGTATTTCGCGGATTATGCCAGCAAGGGTTTCGAACACCTCTTGCGGTATAGGTTGATGCTCAAGCCAAGGGGAGACGGCGAGCTCAAGCGTTCCCGCCGGAGCCCACCGCACCACATCCGCCACATGGAGTACCCGCTTGCGAAATGCCTGTAAGAACTTCGCATCTTTTCGCTTGATTGCTGAAACGCATTCCGCATGGTCCATCCCCCGCGTTATCTCATGCGATTGAGGCCGCCCGTTGTTCATCCCTGGGCCGTTAATGATGTGAACTCGGCAGAACTTAGACCGATTAAGCTTCATCACCTGAATGGCGTGTTTTGAATTCTGCGGGTTAAAGAAATTATCCAGCCAGCCGAACCGAATGATGCTCGCGTTCTTAAATGAGCCGATGAACTTCTTCACATCGTAAAGCGGGTGACAGAGCCCAAGGCTGGAGATGCCGCGATTATCGCTCACAGAATGTCTCCTGTTTCGAGCATGAGCGCGATTCTTTGCGCCCTTGCGGGTGTTTGAATTGCCCACTGGCTTTCTAGCGCCTCGCTTGCTGCTTCTTCCCATTTTCCCGCCTGTATTGCTCGAATCATCAAGCGGAACTCTTGGAGCCCCGATTGCCCTAACTGGAAGCACATCGAAATCAGCGCAAGCTTTCGCCCGTCGCTCATCGCGTCCCAGTACCCATAGAAAAGCGCCTTCGTGTGCGTGATGGCCTCATCGAGGTCATCGCTGAAAATCTGGAGAATCGCCGCCTTGCTGATGGGCTTTGCTAGATTGTGGCCGATGCCTATGGTCCAATGCCCTAGCGTGTCTCTGTATGGCAGCGCTCGAATGCCTTCCTCTTCCTCAAAATGAGCTTTGAGCAGGTCGTAGAATTCTTTTTGAGCTTCCATTTGTATTGCCATCAAATTAGCCACACCCAAGCCGCGATGATTGTCGGCCCGCTTGCGCTCCATCCCGCCGTGGTTAGTAGGTTAATTCCAACCTCCACCCCGCTCCCGCCATCTGCTAAGGCTTCTGGCGTGATGGTGGCGAATTTGCCGTTGCCTGATGTTGCGGTGATTACCTTTGAAGTACTGGAGCCGCCCTCCAGTAGCGTTAGCTGCACTGTTCCCGTTGACAGCGTCACCCCTGGACTAAGCGCGAAGCTCATGCCCACCGCCATCCGATTGCCTGGAACGAACACAGACTGCACCGAAATGCTGGAGCCTGAGTTATAATCAAGAGACATGGTCTCAGTTAGGCCGCTAGTCAGGGCTCCCTTATTCGTTCGAAAAAACGGCCCAATCGGAATAGGTTGCTGATGATTCACGATGATGAATTGCGTTCCGTCATAAACGAACTCGTAGAGATAGCCGTTAATAATTTCGTTGGCCGCTACCGCTTGGCCTGTTAGCCGATAAATGTTCTTAGCGCCTAGCCCGTTGACGTTGAGAGTAGCTGCGCCCGTGTTCGTGTGATTCGCCACACCTCGGACCACCATGCCGCCATAGTACGCCGTGGCCGCTGGCGATAGCGTTGCCGTATAGTTGCCAGAGCTCCCGCCGAGCGCGGAAACGTAGCGATTCGTGTCCACCCAATTTAGGTGAGCGGTCGGCACGTTCTGGCCGTCTTCTGTCAGACAGAGAGAAAGCCCCGTTGCAACATCCTGGTCGTGGGTATCGTGGCGTGATGCAAGTATCTTTGCACCGCCTGCCTTGTCATCGGCCCAGGTTGCTGAGCCGCTGTTGACACCGTTCGTTCTCGAAAATGTTCCGCTGCCGTTCCAGGCCATTCTATGCGCTCACTGATGCACCTCCTTGACGTGAGAACTCGTTTGCCTTCCTCAGTATCGGCTCTACGTAGCCGCGTGTTTCGATGGGTAGAAATTGCTTGATGCGGTTCCAGTCTTTCGAACCCGCTCGCTTGATGGCGGCTTGCACCCGTGGCGCTCCTGCGTTGTATGCAGCAAGCGCTAAGCGGATATCACCGAAGCGCTCTAGCTCCTCTTGGAGAATCGCTTGCCCTGCTCGTAGCGATTGCTCAGGGTCGAATGGATTTGAGACGCCTAGCCGCTCATAGTGCGCTGGCATAATCTGGAGAAGTCCCTTAGCGCCCGCCTTCGATACCGCCGAGGGATTGCCCGCCGACTCCTTCCAAACCATCGCCCTTATTAGCGGCGGCTGCTGCTCTACCAGCTTAGAAACACTAGCTTTATCGATTTTTACTGCCTGAGATGGCGTTTTAGTGGTAGAATTAGAGGATGGATTGGATACTTTTGGCGGTGATGGTTGGGTGCTTCCTTTGGTCATGGGCGCTTGCGCGGGAATACCACCGCCGCCAATATCGCCAGCTCCAGGGGCTCCACGAAATTCTGATTCGCTTTGAGCACCAAACGAAGATGGAGCTTGACCATTTTGAGGCTGAGACATGGGCGCGATTGCTTGACCTTCAGCGCCAGTCTGACGGTTTGCAGACGGCGATGACGCCGCCACCGAAAGAACGCCACCTCTAATCCCGCTTCGCGTTGTGTTGGTTATAACGTTCTGAAGATGCTCGGCCACGGTCTTCATGCGGTTGGCTGTCGGTGCAGCCGCAAGCTCCCTGGCTAACTTCGGGTCAAACGCCACCCGCGCTATTAAGTCACGAATTTTCACGTCGGCGTTGTTCCCTAACATCTCCGCGATTCCGCTTATCAGAACGCCCGCCGGACCAGAACCAAAGCCCGCGCCCTCGGCGATTTGCTTCGATATCGCCCCCGCCACCGTTGCCCGTTGGAATGTGGCCGATTGCCCTTTAGAAGCCTCTAGCGCGATTCGATTCACGCTATCAGCGCTTCGCATATCCGCAAGCGCTCGCTGAAAATTCGTTACATGCTCATCACCGAGCAACGTTCGAAGCCCCCCCTCCTTATCCTGAAGAAATTTTTTAAGGTTGTTCGTCGTTATGAAGCCGTTCGGTTCTCGCGGAATGGAGTCGATAACTCCGCGTTTTATCTGCTCCCATAGCTCAGGGTCTTTGCCGATAGCCCTCCGCAGCTCCTTCGTGCTCTTCTCGCTGCCGAGCCAAGCGCTGCTCAAGGCGTTCTTCGGGTCGAGCCATTCGCTGGTCAGCCGCCCGCCAGCCGTTTTCGGGTTGTAGATTTCTTCCGTTGTAAACTTAGTTCGTCGAGCGTTGCGCCATGTGCTAGTTACATCTGAATCGAGCGAACTGCCAATTGCTTTATCAACACCCTTCGTTATGACGGCCAATGTGCGTTTTTCGAATGGCGAAAGCCCGTTGCTTTCTCGAAGCATTGTTTGGGCGCTCTGCCGTATCTGGTCCAGCGCCCCTGTGGTCATGTTACCAGACTCTGCCCCTTCTCTTATCTGGTCCACCCAACTTTTTATTTTCGAGTTTATCGGGTCGCGTGTCTGCTTTGTCGCCATGTGCGCTAATACCTCATCTCCGAGCTCGGTCACCACAACAGGCGACCACTGCGGGAACTCCTGATAGAGCTCTCCGACTCGCGCATTTCTGGCATCCTTCATGGCGGTTGCCTTGTTCATCATCTCAGCGCCTAGAGCCTCTTTCGCCATCGGGGGCGCCTTCGTTGCCCGATACATCAGCCCCTCTCGCGCCTCGGCTCTTGCTGCGTTGTTCGCCGCCAACAAATCTCTTCCCTTGCCGCCGCTCGTTATATCCATCTGGAGCTGTGCCATCCCTGGATTCTGCGTGAGTTCGGCGGTGGTTTTGTATTGGAGGAGTGGGTCACTAGGGTCTTTTAGTAAGGCTGAATCTATCGATTGAGGGGTGACGCCCGCCTCCTGAATCATGTGGCCTACCGTTTGGCTCACCCTGTCATCTGATGCGCCCACCGCTAATCGCTTCAGCGCTTGCGCTCCCTCTATCACTCCCTGTCCCGCCACTCTCCCCATGACGGCGGCCACTAAGCGGGTGATGGGGCTTTCCATCGTGTTCCGCGCTGCAAATTCCGACGCCGCACCGGAAACCGCATCCAAGCCGATGTTCGTAGCCGAGCCGAATTGATTAAGAGCTTGCCCGATAGCCGTCCCGCCCTTTCCAAGAATGTTCAGCCCCTTTCCTAGCGTGGTGGCAAAGACACCAGGGCCGATGAACTCTCCAACGGTGTTGATATATGGATATTTTTGTCGGTTCGGTGTCGGCAATAGTGGTGCGACCAAATCCTCAGCCGCTCGGCTCACTGGCATAATCGGGACAGCATCAACATACTGCCCCTGCTCGTTTTTCTCGAATTTCGGCCTCTTCGGGCCGAAGACAACCGCTCTTAGAAGGTCGCCCACCGAGCCGATTGCCCCCGCCGTTCCGCGCACCATAGCGCCGCCAGCCTGCCCCAGAGCTTCCCCCGTGTCCCATCCCTGGGCGGCTTTTTGCGCCTGCGTAGCCTGTTTCAGGTAATCCTGGTACTCCAGGTAATCCTGATACTCTTGCCAGTCCTGGGCTTCCTGCGGGTCCATTAGAATAATCCGTTATTACGCTGCGCTTGCTTTTGTTTTCGGAATTCCTCGAACGTCATCACTGGCGGGGGTGTTGGCTGGCCCGCCGCCTGCTGTGCCGCTTGCAGGCTCTTGTCATAATCTGGGTAGATGGTGCCAACGTCTTCGGCAAGGTCGCGAAGTAGTACCCGCTGCGGGTCAATTCGTGAGCCCGAAGCGAGCCCCGCATATGCCCCGTGCTTCTGGTTAAATGCGTCTCGGTATTCGCTATACCGCCGCGCCGCGATTCTCAAGATGCCCTGTCTTACGTCTTCGCTGAGTCCGGTCCCGCCGTTCAAAGCCTTATTTAGCGCACCCTTCCACTCATCGGGGATAGACTGGCTTGATGCCACCGCCGCTTGTTCGCCCTCGCGTACTGCCATGCCTGGCTCAATCGCCTGGATAGCGCCTCGAACTAGTTCAAGGTCAGAGGTTGCCGAGGGGTCTTTGATTGCCTTCACTAGGGAACGGAAGCCGATTTCCGATTTTTCGAAATCCTTCACCGGTCCCAAAGAGTAGAACTCTTTCCTAAGCGACTCCTCCCGCTCTAGAACTGATTTTCCGATGGGGCTTGCTGGATTGATAGCGCCATCGGCACCGCCGGAAAGCGTTTCGAGTGCGGAATTTTCAGCCAGAACCTCCCCGCGCTTTACTCGCTCGGCTTTTTCGACGGCATCCCGTATCGGGTCGAACGCTCGAACCATTTCGCCCTTCGGTCCCATAAAATAGCCGCGGTCTGCTTGCTTGCTCATGTAAAGCTCTTGCTGCTTCTGCGCCAGCTCAGCCTCCCTCTGCTGCTCCTCAAGCTGAAGCGCATTGATAGCCGAAGCGAGCCGCGAATTCTTGGCCGATATAGCCTCCCGAGCCGTTGGGTCTTTGACCGCTGTGCTCCAGTCCTTCATCAAAGAGAGGTTGTCACTCTCCGTCTGATTCCGAGCCACGCCACCCAAGAGCCCTGCAAGCAATCCAGCGCCCACGGTGTAGAGGGCATTCTTGCCCGCGCTATCGTATGGATTCGATAAATACGGCGCTCCCTGTGCTATCGCTTGGCCCGCGATGCCGAAAGGATTCTCTTCGGCTCTGTACATTGAGCCTGTTATCGCGTCGAGTAATGCGTTACCTGTTGCCATCGTTACCCTCTAAGCGCCGAACCTAGCCCCATGTTGATACCAGCGCCCACGCCCTGGACAAACTGATTTCCTGTACTCTGTTGCGGGAACATCCCAGGATTCCCGTTGAAGCCGCCC